GCGAGGGGGGTGGGGGGGTGGCCCCCCTGCGCATACCCCCCGCCCCACTAGCCAGCGTTTACATATGGAAATCAACATCCCACTGCGTATTACAGTGACCAGTGGTTTGTCGGGGTTGGGTGGGCACCAACGGTCGGAGGTATGAGCGTCTGCTAACATAGCGGTCATGGCTGCAAACTCTGGTTCCGGTCTTACCGGCAACACTCAAACACTTACTGGGACGGCGGCTGTGATCGTCGCTCCCGCTTCATATTCTCGTCGTGTGTGGATCTACAACCTCGACTCTGCTGACGTGTACGTTGGCGGTAGTTCTGGTTTGACCACGGCGAACGGGTTCCCGATTCCGGCGGCTGCTGCTACGCAGTCGAACGTGTTCGGGCCGATTGACCTTCCGCCGCAGGGTCAGTTGTGGGGTATCGGTGATGCTTCGGCTGAGATTCGGTACCTTGTTCAAGACGGCGTTCCATCTATCTAGTTAGGACAATCTCATGCCAATGGTGAAGGGTAAGAAGTACCCGTACACGAAGGCCGGTAAGGCTGCTGCTGCTCGGGCGAAGAAGAAGACGACTCGAAAGAAGCGGTAATGCCTGCCAAGAAGAAGGCGCCTGCGAAGAAGAAGACGAAGTCTCGGGTGAACGAGGCGGGCAACTACACGAAGCCTGCGATGCGGAAGCGCATGTTCAACGAGATCAAGGCTGGCGGTAAGGGCGGTAAGCCTGGTCAGTGGTCTGCTCGTAAGGCGCAGATGTTGGCGAAGCGTTACAAGGCTGCGGGCGGAGGGTACAGGAACTGATGCCTAAAGCTAAGTCTCAGAAGTCGTTGGATGCGTGGACGAAGCAGAAGTGGACTACGTCTGACGGTAAGCCTGCTCGTCGTAAGGGCGGGACGACTCGGTATTTGCCTAAGGCTGCTTGGGATTCGATGACTCCTGCGCAGAAGCGTGCGACGAATCGTAAGAAGCAGGCGGGCTCGAAGAAGGGGAAGCAGTATGTTTCCAATACGAAGGCTGCGAAGTCTGCGTCTAAGCGTGCTAGGGGTAAGTGATGCCGAAGAAAGCTGATCCTCGCCTGAAGCGTGCTGGCGTGTCGGGTTACAACAAGCCGAAGCGTACGCCGAATCATCCGACGAAGTCGCATGTTGTTGTGGCTAAGCAGGGTGACAAGATCAAGACGATTCGGTTTGGTCAGCAGGGTGTGTCTGGTGCTGGCAAGAATCCGAGGACGGCGAAGGAGAAGGCTCGCCGTAAGTCGTTCAAGGCTCGTCACGCTAAGAACATCTCGAAGGGGAAGATGTCGGCCGCTTACTGGGCCAACAAAGAGAAGTGGTAGGATCGGGGGCATGCCCTCGGAACATCCCAACACGAAGTTTGATGCGGAGGCTCGTGAGAAGTATCTCACGAGCCTTCGCCGTGGTAACTTGAAGTATGAGTCTGCCAGGATGGCAGGCGTTGCGTATCGTACGGTGGAGCGACGCCGGGCTGATGACGCCGAGTTTGCTGCCGAGGAGCGGCATGCGTTGGCGCAGGCCCGTGAGGGCGTGGAGAAGGTGCTGTACGATATGGCGCAGCAGGGTGACCTGGGTGCGATCAAGATGTGGTTGACGGCGCATGACCGTTCTACGTATGGCGAGAAGAAGCAGGTGGAGATTGACGCTACCCCGAACGCTGTTGCGTTGTCGCAGAACGAGGCGTTGGCGAAGGTAGCGGAGTTGCAGACGACGTTGGAGTCTCGCCGGTTAGCGTTGCAGGGTGACGGCGATGTGATCGACGTCGAGTCGGAGGAGTTGTGAGATGTTCTTCGACTCTGAAGACGACGACCTGTTTGTGTTCTACTGCGGGTGCATCTTTTACTACAGCTTTCCGGATCTGACGTTTTACCCGTGTTCTGAAGATTGTGTGGTGATCGAGGAGACGAAGGAGTCGTGCGCTGAGGAGGGGTTGTCGATCAAGTGGCTTGATGATGATCGGGACGACTTCTCGGATGAGGATGTTCTTCGGGCGTACAACGATCCGGATTGGGATGACGAATGGATGTAGCTGCGCGTGAAGCGATCTTGTCGATCCCGGAGTCGGATCTGGCGGTTGCGAAGCCTGAAGAGATCGAGTTGTATGCTCGGGCGTTGGAGTTGCATGCGCAGATGCTGTCGCCGCTTGACTATGCGGTGTCAGTTTCTGACGCTACCCGGTATCGGCATGTCGAGTTGTTGAACCGTTGGATCATGGCGCTCATGGAGGGGCGCATGTACTTTGACGGGCCGGGCCCTGCGCCGGTTGATTCGGGCAATGTTGACGAGGTTGGGCGTCCGATTCTGACGCATCCGACTCGGGGCGACTCACCGGTGTACAACGTAGCAATCTCGATGCCGCCACGGCACGGCAAGTCGTTTCTTGTTTCGGAACATTTGCCTGCCTGGTTCTTGAGCAACTATCCGCAGTATTCGGTGCTGCTGGCTTCCTACGAGGCGACGTTTGCTTCGTCCTGGGGTGGCAAAGTGCGGGACCATATCGTTGACCATCCAGAGTTTGGGATCGAGGTGACGGGCGGCCGCCAGTCGTCCAAGATGCAGTTTGACCTCGAAGGTCACCGGGGCATGATGAAGTGTGCTGGTGTGGGCGGCCCGTTGACTGGTTCTGGCGGTCAGCTGATTATTGTGGACGACCCGGTAAAGAACGCTGAAGAAGCGATGTCGGCTACGATCCGGGACGCTCAGGAGGCGTGGTGGCATTCGACGCTGTACTCTCGTCGTGAGCCGTGGGAGGACGGAACGCCGTGCCGTGTGGTGTTGATGGCGACTCGCTGGCACGAGGACGACTTGACGGGTAAGCGTGTCCCGGAGGAACCCAAGATCGGAGACAACTGGGCGAAGATCAACCTGCAAGCTATCTGGACTCCGAGCGACGATGAACCTGCGGACCCGTTGGGCCGTGAGGAGGGGCAGGCGTTGTGTCCAGAGCGGTTTACTGCTCAAGACCTGATCGAGATTCGGGACGGGTCCGCTGAGGGTTCGATGTGGTTCCAAGCCTTGTATCAGGGCGTGCCGTCGTTGGATGACGGCAACATCATCAAACGGCCGTTCAACTACTACGAACTTGAGGACGGGATCTATTCGACGATAGATGCGAACGGCGCTGTCGAGTACGTGGAGGAGTACGACTGTTACCGGTTCGCTACGTTGGACGTTGCGGGCACGGACACGAAACGGTCGGACTACACGGTGATGACCGTGTTTGACGTGTCGAAGGAAATGCCTCGTCGGTTGTTCCTGCGGGCGGTGGAGCGTGAGCGGATCACGACTGAGCATCACGAGTCGTTGGTGTTGGACTGGTACGACTATTACGGGTTGCAGGCGATCCACATCGAGGACAAGACGTTTGGTACGAACTTGATCCGGCGGCTTGTTGGTGCGCCGGGTGTGGTGGTGCAGAAGTTGAAGGCGGACACGAACAAGGTGATTCGGTCGCTTCCGGTGCAGTACGAGATTCTGAACGGTTTGTTGTGGTTCCCTCGAAAGGCTGACTGGCTGGGCGAGTTTGAGAAGGAACTTACGAAGTTCCCGAAGACAACGCACGACGATCAGGTTGATGCGTTGAGTTACGGGGTGCAGGTGTTCAAGACGTTGCCTGCGTGGGTTGCGCCTAGCTGGGAGCCGGTGACGATGGAGGAGCGGTTGGCTGCGCATCGGGCGGAGCTGGCCGGTAGGCGGGCAAGTAAGCGTCGCAACATCCCGGTTATTGGCAGGTGGTGATCTGCTATGATGCTGGGAGCCCCCTAGCATTGGAGTGACCGTGGCTGTTTCTCACGCTTCCTGGACCGTTATCAGCGATTACGGTTTGGATTCGCAGTTCTTCTACTGTTCGACTTGTGGCATGCCGCATCGCCCGGGTGATCCTGTGCTGCGAGGCAACTACATCGAAATGGAAGGGTTCTACGACATTTGCGTAGATTGCGCTCGGCATGCTGGTGAGCTTGTTGGGCTTATTAGTCCGGAAGAGATTGACGCTGCGGTTGCGGAGAACGTCGAGTTGAAAGAAATGAATGATGGATTGGCCCGTAAGTTGGAAGCGGCCCAAAAGCTCCTCGAAGCATACGAGACGGCCGAGGATGCAGGACTATGATTGGGGCTGTGTGGGCGCTTGCTTTGACGAATGCTGTCCTCGTTGCGGCGATTGTGGCGATTGTGAGGAATGCTCAGGGTGAGCGTGAGCGGCTGACTGCTGCTGCTCTTCAGGCTAATCATTTGCCTGACGCTGCTCGCAGGGTTGTCAAGTCGCAGGAAGATGAGCGGGTCAGAGCGCATCTGAAAATGCAGAAAGAGTTGATGGAGAACGGCGGGATCTTTCCCGAACCGCCGTCCGTCAAGAAGCCTGAAGGCATTTGAGCTAAGATTGTCGCATGGCTGACACCTCTACGTTTACCTCCACGTACGGAGGCCAGGACGACAACGCCGCCGAGATTAGTTACCTGTATTGGGAAGCTGTCCAGGGTCTGCGGTCAGAAACCCGTGACTACTGGATGAACCACTCGTTCCTTCACGGATACCAGTGGCTGTACTTCTCTGAGGCCAGCGGTACGCTTGACGAGATCCCGTCAGATCCAGAGCGTGTTTGTGCCACCGTCAATCGGATGTGGCCGAACACTCGAACGATTATTTCTACGCTGATGCAGCGTGAGCTTCAGTTCGAGGTGCCTCCGTCGGCGGCTGACGACTCGCATGTGCGAGGCGCCCGCCTGGCAGAAACCATTGCCCGTACCGTCTGCCACGATCACGACTGGGAGTCGCTGCGGGAGCATATGTACTATGCCGTCATGAAGGGCGGCACCGCTGCGATGTGCGTCGATTGGGATCCGGATCTCGAACCGACCCTGGCCGACGACATGCAGGGGTCGCCTGACATCAAGGGCGACACGTACGAGGAACACCTGAACATTACCCAGTTTGTGGTGGAGCCCGGTGCTCGTTACCCGGAGAAGGCACGGTACTGGATCAAGTCCGTTGCGTTGCCGCCGGAGCAGGTGCAGGAAATGTTTGATCTGGAAGAGCTGCCGCCTGCGGACGCTACCGCCGGTCTTGCTCCGTTCCACCGCAAGTTGATGTCGTTTGATCGGGGCGGCGACGCTTACCTGACCGAACTTACGGCCGTGTTGACGTACTACGAACGACCGACGAAAGACAACGAGGACGGGCGGGTGTGCGTCGTTGTTGACGACAAGGTCGTGTTTGATGACGTGTGGCCGTTCCCGTTCAAGGACCGCCTAAACCTCGTTATTGTTCGTGAGACCCTGCGAGAAAACCGGTGGACGGGCGACACGGTGCTGACGGCTGCCCGGCCGCTTCAGACGTTGATGAACGTGTCGTGGTCGAGCATCGCTGAGCACATGAAGCTCGCAGGTAACGCCCGTCTAATGGTGCCGTACTCCAGTATCGAGATGATGGATCAGCTCACCGACCTTGCTGGTGAGGTGGTTCCGTACAACGATTCGTTGCCGGTCAAACCAGACTACTTGACCCCGCCGCAGATGCCTGCCTGGTGGATTCAGCAACCAGATCGCCTGGCGGACGAGATGGACGACATCATGGGCGTCCACGATATTTCTCGAGGATCAGCCCCAGCTAACATCGAGTCCGGGTTTGGTTTGACGATTCTGGCTGAGAAAGACTCGACTCCGATTGGGCGTCTCACGAAAGAGGCTGCCGGTGCGTTTGGCCGTTTGATGTCGATGGTGCTTGCCATCTACGAAGACAAGACGAAGGACCTGAAGCAGTCTCGTCGGGCGACCGTTCGTATTCCGGGCAACGCCCCGATCGACGTGCAGTGGAACGGCAAGGATCTGCGTGGGCAGACCACGGCGATCGTGCCGAAGGAAGCTATCCTGCCTCGGTCTCGTGCAGCGTCGATGGAGTTCGCTAAGGACATGCTTCAGACGTACGGCCCGCAGGAGATCACTCCAGCTACGTTTATTGCTTTGGCCGAGTTGCCGAATGGCCGTGATCTGCTTGCGGTTACGTCGCC